TAAACCCGTAAAGACAAATCAAAAAGATAGTAGCACAGTGTCACTTGGTGTATCTGCTACTTGGTCGAAACCATTAGATAAAGAATTACAACAACAATGTAAAGATGCAGCAGCAGCAAATATTGACTTAATGAATCAGACAGTTGCAAATAAAAGATTAGACTTTGAGATAGCTCGTTTGAAAAATTGTGGTGAACTAATGAAAGCTGGTATCATGTTTCATAAGAATTCACCTTACTATGCTGTATGTGCTGACGTAGTATTAGTCAATCCACCCGGAGTTGTGGCAGAGGATAATCATACTATTGAACATAAACCTTTACCAACCACATTACCAACTGGTGATGCAAGTACTTTAAAGGAGATTTCAATTGGTCAAAATTGAATTTGAAAAACAATTTGGCAAAGGAGTAGACCCGTGGTATGCAAAGGCAGAAAGATGGGCAAAAAAACAAAAGTTTCCTATTTCTTTTCTTGCATTAGGACTTATTGCATATCTTAAAAAAGTATGGATAAATGTAAAAATTGAAAATACTATGAGAGATGTTGATACACAGGTAGAAAACATAAAAAATGGATGGAAGGATAAACCAGAACCCATCATAATTGAAACCCCATCAGAAGTAAAAGGTCTGAATGATATGTCTATTTCTTTTTCTTCAGAGGAGGAAGACCCTTCTTCGCACGATACTCATTAGCTTTTATTTCTGCACGGGTAGGCATATCAACTTTCTTACCTAATTTTTTTTGTATCGTTTTCCATATCTTTGTAAGTATCGGTTTAACTACTCTCAATATTAATGGTGTTGCAGCTGCACCTGCTGTTGCAATCACTGCGACTGCAAGTGTTGTTGTTGCCTGATTTGTAGACGGAAGAAATTTTTCGACTGGGGAAGTCGCCTCATATAAGGTGACACAGGTTTTACCATCAGTGCGCAGTTCGTGACCGACTACTCTTTCATCACCTGATTGTGTAATATCTCCAACTCTTAATTGACCAGGACCAGGACAAGCAATCTCTTCTTCACCACCTATATTACCAGTATCAGGTATCTCTGGTGGTGCAACTTCTGGTGGAGGTTCAACTGGTGGTGCAGGTGTTTCTCTTTGAATTATTAATTGCTCTGGTGTATAATCCATCGCATCATATGTTGGATATTCACCATGTGGACATAAAGTTGTAACACCATCTTCATCTTGATTTACAAGATCTTTATCAAAAGGTAATCGTGTAACCTTATCCTGATTGTCCTTGTGCATCTTGACACAGCCAGGTATTTCCACAATCGGAAATCCAATCTGTGTGGTTACAGATGGATGATTACTTGGTACAAAAGGCACACCATTTAACCATACCTCATTTGTACCAAACTTTGGTATTACAACATTTGGTATGTTAATTTCATTTATTTCCGACATTTACTTTACCTGTCACTGGTGGCATAGTAAGTTGTATTGATTGATAAACTTGTTTTGCTATGACACTTTTGATATACTCTCTGTTCTCATCAATACGTGCCTGTCTTGTCATATTAGCATAGACAGTCATACTGATCAGAAATATAACACCTACGAACGATGCTGCTGACATAATATTAAAAATGTTCTTCATTCTTCTTCTTTCTTAGAATTAGAGTTGATGCCTTTTTCGGCAGCATATAATGCGAATGACTTAGTTGCTAAACCCTGCATCGTTTCTTTGATTGCTTGTGTGTCTGCATCAGAGCAGATCTGCTCTTCAAAACATCCTACCACTGCACCTGCAACGATAAGAAGTTCTGCTATGACAACTGCGAATACTAAACGGAATGCCCATATACCTCCGTTAAAACCTTTGACTGCTGCTTTCATTTTAACCCTCTAAAAGTGTGCCAAAAGACCTACGTATCTCACGTAGTTCTTCAAAGTCTTTTTGTTTTGTACCACCATCATATGCCCATGCATATCCTTCGTTAATCATTAATTCGTTCAACGATAGTTCCGCATCACCAATATATAACCAACCAAGCAGCCTACCATACTTACCAACCCCACCTTTAAGTTCAGTGCGTATAGTGAGTTCATCATCTCCATCAATTGCTCCCTCTAATTTGTCTTTTAACCAGTTAGTGGCATCTATTCCCAGTGCCTTCTCTTCCAGATCTCTTGTTCTTTTCTCTGGCGTATCAACTCCTGCAACTCTAACTCTTTCTTTCTTGTATAAATCAAACCCAAGATCAATGGTGACATCAATAGTATCCCCGTCAAGAACACGATTAATCTCCGTCACTCGGAAGTTGTAGCAGCTCTTTCTGCTCGGTGGAACCATTGCTCCCATTGTTAAACTCCATAAGTGCTTTATTTATAACATCAGTAGGATCGGTCATTTTCTTCTCTCTTTCACCTGCCTTAATATATTCGATTGCATCATAAACATAATTCCACTGACTCTCTTCAATCTCTAATTCAAATGCGTGTGCAGGATCATCTGTTATTGGTGCAGTGCCACACATTGTTAGAAAAAATATTGGGATTATTGCTAACTTATTCATCAGGATGTAAACAAAAACTCATCTCTTCATCATACTTTCTCTCATAGTCATATCCATCTAATACAACTACTGGTGCAACAACTGAATGAAACTCACGAAAGTATTCCATTCTATCTTTTGCATACTTACGTGGTTCTTCCTTTTTAGTCATTTGGAAAGTAATGATCGTATCTTAATATGTAGTATATCACAATTGACACAGAAATCAATAGCAACAAAATCATAATGTTTACACTATGAACTACTTCCATTATGCAATCATCAACATTGCTTTTCTTAACTCTCTTGAATGATCTAATTCATCCTGTGCAATCTCTGCAATCTTTGTATCTTCTGGATGCCATGCACTATATTTAACGTATGTTTCATATGCATGCTTTTCAATCTTCATGTTAATATCATAAGCGTTAATAGGATTGATAAGATAGTAAGCAACCATGATCCAATAATAAAGTAGAACAAGATGCTTGGCAAAGAACCTGTCGATCCAATACTTATTGCCTTCCCTAAGTTCCATTTCTTCCAGATGTTCCGTTTCATTGAGTGCCTGATAAAAATGTTCCTTCATTAGATATATGTGATCCTCACCACGAAGTCCTAAAGATTCACGAAAATGTAACACACTGATAAAGGAGAAGTAAGGTGCTCTTGCAATTACTTCAAGAACCCAGAATCTTTGAAACTCTCTACCTCTATAAAGAAAGTCTAAAATATAGATTGTGGTATCTAAAACCCATGTATTAAATCTTTTCATATCTATTTTGTATCTATAAGTATTTATACTTACTAATCTCTTTGCCTCCAATCATCACTACGTCTATCATTTTTAAACCAATCTGCTATATCATCTGCACCACCGAAACCCTTTTTATGCTTCCTTGGATCAGAGTCTCCAATATCCAAGTACTTAAGAAAAGTCGAATCATCATCCGTTTTTAATCTTCTTGCCGAACTTAACATTCCTCTTGCAGATGTATTTGCTTTCGCAAGTTTTTCTGCCCATATCATATCATCTAAACCTACTTCTTGTCCTGCTGCAATAGACTTACAGATGCCTTCTAAACGAAGACGATATTGTGTTGATAGCATAAAAATTTTGTAATTACCTTTATTTAATCACAAATTTTTTAGGGTTTCAAGTAATGTCATGTTACCGTGATAATATCCCATTATATCAATCATAAGTATACCTAATAACATAATACCAAGTGCTATCAACTGAGGGTGAGTTTCTTTCTTTTCTGTATGAGGAGGTAGAATCTCTTTGAATCTATTCATCCTCTCTTTTAATTGATTCCAAACAAAAAGGATGCTCGTGTAGATACGGAACATCCTCTCTTGCGTTTCTTACGGCTTCAAATGCGTCATTCGCATATTCACCTATTTCGTGATGATTGTTTTGTTGATCGTGCCAACTAAGTGTGTAATGGGACATGATAGTTTCAACTCCAGTACGTTATTATTTATAATAACACACTAAGTATAATTACGCATTAAATATGTGGACTCACTGACATCATTCTTCGATTTCAAAGAACCATTTTATGTGTTTAATGTAATCAAACGTGCATCCTATATCCTTGTCACAGTTAGTATCATACTTTCTATCACATAAAAACTTCCTTAATTCATAAACAGAATTAAATTTACCTTGATGTCTCTCTTGTTCGTCGTATAGATGATACTTCATCAACAGTTTTTATTTAAGTCCTCTGCCATATTACCACCTATATCAGCTCCCTGATTACCACCAAACATCGCCACCCAACCAGCAGCGACCCAACCAACAAAGGGAATAGTACTAAGAGTAGGAGCAGCACTAGCACCAATCGATGTACCCACCAAACGTCCTGTTCCCTCTGCACTTCCGATTGCTTTGATACACTCTTCACTTTTTCGGGCAGCAGTTATCTCCGCAGCTTGTCCAGCAGTCAAACCAGGCGGTTGGTCAATCCAAGACCTATGGTTAGAAACAGGGCCACCCTGATTAATCTGACCGTCCATGAAATACTCCTCTGTAACTTGAGTTGTATTGTTTGCTAAACCTAAGAAACCACCTTTCTTCTTGATGTCCTTAGTGATGAATGCTGTCTTGGGATCGTTTGCTTGATAACTTAACTTATATCCATCCTTACTCGCTGAGATAGCATAGGATGTATAAGGAGTTACTGGTATGTCTATCTTAGGTAATTGAGGTTCAGTCTTTCTTGAAGCAATATAACCAATCATTCCAAGATGTGACACAGCAAAAAGACTACCCACCACACCAATTGATATCCACTTTATATTATTCATTTTGAGTCAGGGGTAATTTTAATTGGTGCTGATTCGATTCTGATTGTCTGGGCTGGTGCAGTCTCTGCCGCCTTTGCAATCAAGAACTCCATATCTTTTTTAGAAATATTTGCACTACTACCACCACTATTTTTCTTATTACCAGCTTGAACGCCAAAAGTTGCCAAAACTCCTGTAAATACCGACGCTATGAAAGTCGGGTCAATTTTTTGTTCCTGTTTGTAGCCAGGAATCTCAACGTAGTTCAAAGTTAAGATCGCACCCGCCCATATCATCACGCCAAGGCGAACAAATGTACTAAGTATTAATAACTGTTCTTCTTTATCATCTACTGCGTCTTTGAGTTTTCCGAGAGGCCCCTTCTTTTTAGGTTCATCCTTTTTAACTTCTTCAGCCATGATTATGTTATGATCTCAAGTTATTTAGTCAACCAATATCTTGTAACTTCTCTACTACTGTTGATGCCTGCATAGGGGCGACATCATTTAAACCATTTGCATCGAACCAAGGTGCGTTTTCCCAGTCGAATCCTTCACCGAATGTGTTGTCGGCATTTGCAACATACCAATGACAAGCTGCATCAGGAATATCAACTGCACATACTGCCCAGTCATCTGTCCATTGAGGGACTTGTACCCAGATGACAGGTTCTGCGTCATAGGCATACGCAGTTTTACTTACACCAAATAACAATACAAACACTAACAACCAAGAAAATATTCGAGGAATATATTTGATTGATGGAGGATGTTTGTATGTCTCCATAACGTCGTGATAATTCATTAGATTAATCCTGAGTAACCAGCTACTGTACCTATAATTATAAAGAAACCGAACTCCATGAGTTCGTAGTATGGACTATAGAATATTTTCTTCATGCGAAAGCGATGTTACCTACACCTGATACGATGTAAAGTGCAACTACTGATGTGAATAGAATGTGATACATTACGTTCCTTGATATACTGGGGTCATTATTCCACCACCCTGATCATCATCATCGTCATCTTGAGAACCCATTAAGAGTTCAAAGAAGACTAGAATTCCTATGGGGTAGAAACACCATAGGATTGCCATGAAGGGTGATATTTCGTGTGTTGCAGATAACTCTGACATCTATACGAAGCCAGGGATAATCTGTCCTGTTGTTAAGTATGCACCTATACAAGCCACAATACCTAACATTGCTAATCTACCATTGAGTTGCTCTGCAACTCTTTTTGATTCCTTATCAGACATTAGAAGATGCCTGGGATGATATTACCTGTTGTTGCGTATGCGCCTACTGCTGCAACAAAACCGAGCATAGCTGCCCATCCGTTAAATCTTTCTGCTTCTGGAGTCATGAGTTTGTACCTTTTTGTAATTGTGAATTGTGAATTAAATTTCATTTGTCAAAATAGACCTGGCGCTATCCATCCGAATAGACCATAGTTGATTGTGCCGATTACTAGACCAAGCATTGCGAGACGACCATTGACTAGTTCTGCGTACTTCCAATAAGGATGTTTTGTGTCCATTAGAATACGCCTGGAATGATTTGACCTGTGGTTGCATATGCACCTAGTAGTGCAACGAAACCTATCATAGCCCAACGACCATTGACTTTCTCAGCATTCTGAGGATAACCATCGTATGAAACTGATTCATCGATATATGGGCGAGTTTCAGTTGGGAAAGCATTTTGTCTTCCACCTGATTCTGTTGTTACAGTCATTTAAGTTTCATTAAGATATGTTACATTATTATATATACAATGTAAACTTTTGTCAAGTATTTTGTCCATATTCACACATACTGTTAAGAAAATCTTAAGAGTTATATAACTTTTTCTTATAATCTGTTACAGTTCTGTATCATTCACCTAGCGTATGAACTACTGGTTGTTCATTTATTAATATTTCATACAACTCAATATCTTCTGCAGCTGATACAGGTTTAAACTCATTCTCTGCTCGAAACAAATCATCACGAACTGCCTGATTGATTACGATAGAACCATTCTCTCCAGATACAGAGCGATGATATGTGTTTGTAGGTATAACTAATGCACCACTCTGTCGATTTAGATGCACGATATGATAAGGATATTTCCACTCTCTATTCACTAACTCAAAAGTTCTCTCTCCAGACACAACACGGTTGTGGTCTACTTGATGATAGTGTATATAAAATTGTTTCGCACCGACTTTATCGTCAGGTGGTGATATGGCAGGCCCTGCATGAACTACAAGGTCAGATGCATTTGAATCCTCTACGGATATGTCGTAAAAAATAACATCAGGTGTTTCTCTGAACACCCGATGTTTAACAAAATTAACGTCACTCATAACATAATTTTAGTTTGATTTAGAAAGTAAACTTTACTCCTACTTTTCCAGCCCAATCAACGTCATCTTCAGCAGTTACGCCAGAGATTTCACCGTAGAACTTATCATAAGAACCACCAAGGTATCCAATGAATTCTACATCACCGAACTCGTCAGCAGTTTCTGTGTGAGTAGCTGTAGGGCCACCAGCAACATACCAACCAATACCTGATTCAGTTGTTCCTTCGTATCCTACTACTGCTTCTAATCCACCAGATGAATATGCACCGTCAGGATATGAACCAGTTGCTTCTAAATTAACGTAAGGGCCAGCAAATGCAGCACCAGAGGCAAGAAGAGGGGCGGCAGCAAGTGCTGCAATTGAAGTTTTAAACATTTTTTTTATAGTGTCTCGCAGATAATAAAAAACCTGCGGATGGAAAATCTTTCGACAAGACTTTTACATTCTACGCAGGGGCACGATCTTTCGATCCCTTTGTTCTATGTAATGGTATTTATTGTAACACAAAGTCGAGAGTGTGTCAAGTGTGTTGATTTCTTTACCTTTTAACCTTTGCCCAATCCATATCAAAGAGGTACAAACCCTTGTCTGTAAGAACGTGATTGTACATTTTCTCAAAGACAGAAGGAGGCATAGTTACAACGTGAGCACCTGCACCAAAAGAATCTGATACTGTTTTTACATCTCTTACAGATGCAGCTAGTATCTCTGTCTTTCTTATATTTTGTATTGTATAGATGTCACTTATCTGGTCAATCAATTCAATACCAACAAAAGAATTATCATCAACTCTACCAACAAAAGGAGAAACATACTTAGCCCCTGCCTTTGCAGCAAGTATCGCTTGTGCTGCTGAGAATATCAATGTCACATTTACATTTACCAAGTCTCTTGACAACTTCTTACATACTTTTAATCCTGCAGGAGTACAAGGAACTTTGATTGTTGCGTTCTTTCCAAATTTACGGGAAAGACGTAACCCTTCCATATACATTTCATCAAAGTCACCAACGACTTCCATACTTATATCATCAATACCCATATCAATAAGTTGTTGGTAAACTTCTTCTGGGTCTCTACCACTCTTCATAATCAGAGTTGGGTTAGTTGTGATACCATCAATCAAGTCTGTTTGAAAATGTTTTTCTATTAATTCTGTATCAGCGGTATCCAAAAATAACTTCATAGTGTTTATAAACTGTACCTATATTATAACACATATTTTTGATTTGCAAACCATAAGTTTAAGTTTGCTAAATAAAGCTACGTTAATAGGTACATTTACAGATGAAGAAACTATTACCTATATTATTGTTTGCGGGTTTTAGTTCACCTGCATTTGCGGATATTACACATAAACTCAGTTCAAGTATTCAATTACAAGTGAATGCAGCTGCAACACAGGTTGAAAGAATCGGAAGTTCATACTCTGTTTCTGGAAATGGTGTTGATACAACAGATGGTACAACTGTTAACACAGTTTCTGCAGGAACTATCACAAGTGGTGTTATGGCACCAGGTACTATAGCAGCTACCCAAGACGTTCCAGGTGCAAGTTTCAGCTATAGCCAAACCTACATTCAAGGTGATGCGGTATCACAATCTGCACCATCAGTCGGTGCTGTAAGTAACTTCTCAGACCAAGTATCAACAGCAGCAGGAACTGCTGGTGACTTAGCTGGAACAATCACAACAGCGGGTGTGATGACAATAACAGCAGGCGGAGCTGGTACTGTGGCGACTGGCCAATTCGTCAATGAGTTGACGGTCCAATAGATTTGTGTTATAATGACAGATGAAAAAGTACCTTGTCCTAATTGTGGGTGTGTTTGTCCTTGCGAGTGCGAGGACTGCGATTGCTGTGCCAGTGGTTCCTAATTTTACCCAGGGCTCGATGACCAGCAACACGGAAACCACAAGTACCGTGACTGAAACGATCAACAGTATGAATTATGATACAGGGTATCAATATGTTATTACAGGTACAAATATACAACACGATGGAAATACTATTTCATCACCATCGACAACAGGAAATAGTAATACACTGAATGGGGTGACTTCAACATGGACAGGATTGGATCTAAACAACAAACCAAACTTCACACTAACAACGCCAGGAGATGCCTTTCAATTCACAGAAAGTTATTCTGGCCCAGGTCTTTCAAATCACACAATAATACAGAGAACCACCACTATACAAAGCGTCACAAATACAACAAGCACCTTCTCAAACTGATATCAGTTTGTTTGTTAGGTACAGCATCTCCTACATTTGCGAGTGATATAGGTGGTGTTTCAGCGACAGCAAATCCAGTCGCCAATTCTAGTGGCTCAGTGACCAATCAAGCTATACAAGTGCTTCAAGGACCGTATATAACTAACACATATGGAAATGGTATACAGTGTCAAGGTCCTACCATGAACATAACACCATTTTTAACAGGAAATATTGCAGTCAAGCGTCCTTACGAATCTTATTATATGGATCCAGTATACAACAATGTAGACGCAAATAATGACGATGTGCCAGACAATCCAGGTGAAATTTTGTATTATAAACCAACAAGAACAGGACAAAAAGATAGTAGCACTTTATCATTAGGTGTTTCTGCTACTTGGTCAAAACCATTAGATAAGAAATTACAAGAGCAATGTAAAGAAGCAGCTGCAGCAAATATTGCATTAATGAATCAATCTGTTGCCAATAAAAGATTAGATTTTGAAATCGCAAGATTAAAGAACTGTGGTGAACTAATGAAGGCTGGAATAATTTTCAAACCTGGTACTGAATATGCTAAAGTATGTGCTGATGTTATGTTAATAAATCCTGCAGGTGTAGTTGCAAATCATACACACGAAATCAATACAAAACCACCTATCAGTAAAGATGCAAGTGTTTTAAAAGAGATATCGATTGGTGGTAATTAATTCTTCTTTTTAAGAGGTGGTAGTCCTTTCTTTTCACGATACTTATTTGCTTGAATCTCTGCACGGGTAGGTAGTGTAACTTTCTTACCCATTTTTTTCTGTATCGTTTTCCATATCTTTGTAAGAATTGGTTTGACTATTCTTAATATAATTGGTGTTGCTGTAGCACCTGCTGTTGCGATAACTGCAATTGCAAGTGCATTTGTTGCCTGATTTGTAGAGGGAATAAATTTTTCGACTGCAGTAGTTGGTTCGTATAATGTAGTACAGATTTTACCATCTTCACTTAATTCGTGACCCACAACTCTTTCATCACCTGATTGTGTTAAGTCACCAAGTCTTAAATTACCTGGACCAGGACAAGGAACATCTCCTTTACCACCTAAATCACCAGTATCGGGAATCTCTGGTGCTTCGATTTCTGGTGGTGGTTCAACTGGTGGAGCAGGAGTTTCTCTTTGAATAATTAATTGCTCTGGTGTATATTCCATTGCATCATATGTTGGATATTCACCGTGAGGACATAAAGTTGTAACACCATCTTCATCTTGATTTACAAGGTCATGATCAAAAGGCATTCTTGTTACATGATCCTTATTATCCTTGTGCATCTTGACACAACCAGGTATCTCCACAATTGGAAATCCTATTTGTGTTGTGATTGGTGGATGATTACTTGGAACATTAGGTATACCATTCAACCAATGTTGATTACTAACAACATTAGGTATTGTTATATCTGGTACTTCAATTTCATTTATTGGGGACATATACACCGCCAGATTCTTTAGGCATCACAAATTTAATTTGATCGTAAACCTCTTTCTCGATAGTTTCTTTCAACCACTTTCGATTCTCCTCGACTCTTTCTTCACGAGTAATCAACCCATACATCGCAACAGTAAAGACAAAAAGATTAAGTGCTACAGATACACCAACACCAATTTTAAATAACAAAGATTTCATTTTTTAGTTACATTTTCAATAAGATACTTTTGATTTTCTCCTGCTTTTTCCATTGAATATAAAGCAAAAGATTTAGTCATTGCTAATGCTAATAGATGATGAATATGTTTACCATCTTCATCAGTTAGTTCATTACCCATAGTTGCAACGACTCCTACAACTAATCCGAGTTCTACGAGTACAACAAGAAAAATAAGTTTCATTGCCCATTTTCCTGTCTCAAAAAATCTTTTGATTTGGTCTCCAATAAATTTTTTCACAGTAGTATAGCTCCTATGATAAATCCTTTTACAAATGTAATACAAAGCATTTGATAATCAGTCAAGTTAAACTTGTTCTGAATCCATTTTGTTTTTTTCTTATCCCACTCTTTCAAATGATATAAACGATGAACTACTGGATTCATCTTTTCGTGATTTTCGCAAGACATTTTTTTAACCCTCGTTTAGTGTGCCGAATGACCTACGAATCTCTCGTAGTTCCTCGAAGTTTTTTTGTTTTGTGCCACCATCATAAGACCAAGCATATCCCTCTTCAATCATTTTTTCGTTGAGCGATAGTTCATCATCACCAATGTATAACCAACCAAGCAAGCGACCATACTTACCCATCCCACCTTTAAGTTCAGTTCGTATAGTGAGTTCATCATCTCCATCAATTGCGTCCTCCAAATTTTTTTTCATCCAGTTTGTAGCATCTAATCCTAATGCTTTTTCCTCTAAGTCTCTTGTCCTTTTCTCAGGAGTATCAACTCCCGCAACTCTGACTCTTTCTTTTTTATAAAGGTCAAACCCTAAGTCGATTGTTACATCAATAGTGTCTCCATCGACTACTCTATTGATCTCCGTTACTCGGAAGTTGTAACAACTCTTCCGACTCGGTGGAACCATTGCTCCCATAGTTAAATTCTGCAAGTGCATTATTTATAGCATCAGAAGGTAAGGTTGCATTTTTTTCTATCTGACCTTTTCTTACATTTCTTTGAAACATCATCTGCAGACTCTGAAAATGATATGGATTTGTTATATCAATCTCTCCCTTTACTTCTTCTCTTGGTAACAAAATTAAATCTCTTTCATCAGGACAATATGTAGGTTTACCATCCAAACGAGGACTACAAGCGTGTGCAGGTGGGTCTGTCACAGGTGCTGTGCATCCGACTATTATAAGTGGTAGTGCCAAATATTTAATCATTCGGGAAGAAGTGATCATATCTCATTATGTAGTATATTACTATTGTAACAGCAATTAATAAAATTGCAATCATTATAACAATCGACCAAGTAACCGTTTGAGCTGCCATAACTTAATCCTCCACCATTTACGTTTACGTTTGTTGGGTAATATCTCTTTGAACCGATGCATCAAATACCTTGGTCTTTATATCGAGAGTAAAACTCTTTCAATGATGATTGACATTGACCTTTGTTTTCAGTATCTGGGTCTTCATATCCTTTAATTCTTTTCCATTCATTATGTAATGCACCTAATAACCACGCTTGAGATAAACTATGAGGTCCGTTCTCTAATAGTTCAAGATGTCGTTTGTTGTTACAAAAGTTCTTTGCATAGTCTTCTCTCCAATTTGAATCGTCATATGTTTTTTCCATTAAAGTCCTTCGCTCCAAAAGTTATCTACAGGGGTGATGTTTCTTGCAACAAAATATAAACCAAGATTAGTTAAAAACCAAAAGGCATTTATAATCCAAGTGTTTCTCCAAAGATACTTTCGATTATATTCTACAATATAGATATTTCTTTCATTATCACCTTTCTTGACTATCTGCTCTAATATTAATGCAACTACAAAACCGATTGCGTAAATGTAGAAAATAAAATTTAGAATTTTCTAAACCTCTTGAAATTAAACTATTAACCATAGAAACTTTATTCCAACCAATTTGTGGAAGAGGAGTGGATGACGGATGT